CGGCCAGTTGTCCCGCGCCCGACGCCTGCACGGACGAGGCCAAGTTAGACAACGTAGACCGCCCGGTGCTGGGCAGCGCTTTCAGCTCATTCAGCCTATCATACAGCCCCTGCACGTTATCCAACTCGTCCGAGAACTCCTGTTGCCCTAGGCGCTTCTTCTCCAGCACGAGGTTATTCTTCTGCTCGCGCTCCACCAACTTCGGCTCCTTGCCAGAGATGCCGATGACTCCCGGCGAACCCAGCCCGCCTCCTTGGTATGTGCCGGCGTCGATGCGCAGCATCTGGGCGGTGTTCTGTGGGTCGACGACTTCGGTTAAGTGCGGGGTGGCCGTTGGCCCTTTCATCAACTGGCGTTCTTGAACACGGCGCTTCAATTGCTCATCGTAGGCCGCTTGCGCAGTAGTATTGCCCATCGAGCCAATTTGCAACTCTCGCAACGCCTGATCCATGTTATTGCCGTTACGGCGCATCAGATCGACAGCGGATTCTGCTCCCCTTGGCCGGCTCTTTTCATAGTCAAACATCTGCTTCGCTTGTGCGACGGATACGCTGGGGTTGTACTTCGCAAAGTCAGCAATGGCGGTGGCGGGATTCCCTGTTGCGCTTGCCAGCTGTGGATTTGACTTGGCGAATCCAGCTGGGTTACGGGCAGCAAAGTCAGCAGGACTGGAGTACTTTCCAAATCCCTGAAATTCCGCCGGGGCATTGGGATCGCCAGTAAGGGTCAGAGTGGGGGTTCCCTCCGCATTACGACTCCAGCCCGGACCGGTCGGGTTGTAGGTTGCCTGTGGGGCGCTCATGGCTTCCTGCGGCTGGCCGTACTTGGCTGTCATGTACTCTTGCGGATACTGGCCCTGGTAGTTCAGCAAGTCCGCCAGCATTTGATCGTCCATCGGGCCCTCGTATTGGTTGTACAAGTCCATTTTAGTATCTCCACCCAAGCTTATCGGACATCCCCAGGGAATACTGGTTAGCGATGGACTGCGCTTGATTGGCGTTCTGCGTCTGGCCCAAAGAGAATTGGTTCGCTGTTGCTTGCGCCGTGTTGCCGGAATTGACTAGATTGCTGAGCAATCCTCCTCTATCGGTGTGCTGGCCTGCCAACGCGCTAAATTGCGCCGTATTGGCCCCCTTGTCGCCAAGCCAGTTCGCAGCGTTCCCTTGATTCATACTATTCAGGCGGTCAAATTGTGCTCCGTATTCCTGCGACCCCATATCCTGGCCGTACTTGGTCAGTTCCATGAGGCGATTTCCACTGCCCAACATTCCCTTTGCGGCCATCTGCCGCTGCAACGCTTCTTGCCCTTGTCCTACGCGGAACTTGTAGGCGGCAGATTGTTGGATGGAGTTGGGGTCGTCCAACAAAGAATTTAGTCGTTGTTGGCCCTGTGCAAGGGCAGGTTCAAACCGATTCGTTTGGCTCATCGTGGGCGCAGCTTGGTCCAGATAGCCAGACACCCTGCCCGACAAATCGCTTAGAGAACCTGCGTTTCCAGCTCCGGTGCCAGCCGTAACCGCGCCGCCACTTGCCGCGCCCCCGGTTACGGCTGCGCCGGCCCCAGGCACGGCTGCGCCAGCTCCCTGTATCGCTCCTGGGTCGCGCCCGTATAGGGGATTCTGGTCCGTCCGGACATTCCCCAGGCCCATATTAACCTGCATATACGCCGGGTTACCCCACTGGTCGTATTGCATTCCCGGCTTCTTTACATTCCCGCTTGCATCGAATCCATTGTAATTACTTGCCATCTTAATCCCCTAACTCGATTGCTTCTAAGCGCACTAGCGCATTCCCAAGATGCAGAATCTCGAAAGACCTGCGTGTTGTCTTCCCCAGCCGGCGAATTCTTGAGCGCCGTGCTCCCAGATCAACTGGCCTGAAATTTGAATACGTAGCGTAGTCGTCGTCGGAGTGGCGGATGACAGCCGTGGAATCAACCTTATCGCCAACAAGCTCCGCCGATGCCATCGCCTTGTTCTTACTGCTTCCGTCGTCTATCTTGGGAGTGCGGGTTCGCATGGCAATCGCCCCTACTGCATCCTTATAGGTCGATTGCGAGAATTCGTACAGCCCCCCATCCGTAGCATCTTGCATGTATTGCTTCCCCTCCGCCCGTACAGACGACACTATCGGAAAATAGCTTTCCTGATAGCCCTGAACAGTGCCCGTGCCAGTGTAGGCCAGTCCGGCAGCTTGTATCTGGAACGTGGAGGCCGAAACGTCCGTGACCACATGCCATCCATTAAAATTCGGACTAGTCTGTGAAATTTTCACGATATCACCATCAACTAGCTCGTGCGGCGTTTCGGCAGTAACTAGCCCGGTGGCCGAAATAGAGACGATGGGGATAGCGGAGCCATTTATTCTCAGGTAAGTAAAAAACGACCAGAGCTTAGAGGAGAAGTCAAAGACAACGGTTACTTCCGACGCCACCAAAGTAATGCCATATAGAACATGAGAACCGACAGAGGCCGACCAGGAATATACGGTGTCGAGCGAGTCCCTGTCCAAGATTTTATCCACCGCTTGCGTGCTCAGCTTTTGGGCTTCCGTGCCCTGCAACATGTAAACCCCTCGCCCGAACCCCAAACGTGTTTGCCCTACCCAGCAGATAGTGTCGGTCATTTCCTGCACTGAGCCATCGGAAGCACAGCCAATTTGAAAAGCTGCATTTTGAACCGGCGACAGAATCGATCCGGTTGGATTGGCCGCATCATAAAAGAACTCAGTGCTCCAATCTTTAAAGGAGACTATATAATTTTTGATCCGGGCAAGATATATTCCACGCCCCGCGTCGATCTGACTCTTTATAAACTCAAGCGCCGCCCACGAGGAAGCGTCTTCAAGCGCTGACTGCTGAATGTCCCCGCCAGGGGTCATCACAAAAAAGCGCCCGTCGAGGAACACACAGCCACGAACTGTGTTGACGGGATAATCAGAGTCTGTTACGGCGAAAACCGAGTATTCGTTTTCTCCGTTCGCTGTGTAGGCGGATAACGCTCCGTCCTCCAATTGGGCAAATGCTACATCTACAGCATCACCAGAAGTGGCAATTTTAATTCCCGCTGTCACATCACCTTTAGCCGCAAGCGAAACGTCGTAGCGAACAAAGGAGCCAGTTATCGTCACGGCGGCAAAAGTAACCCCATCAACCGTCAGGCTTATGGCTCCTGTTCCAGTAATCCTTTTAAGATAGACGCTAAAGGTTCTCGTTAGCAACCCCCCGATCAGGGCCACTGGCTGCAACAACGTAGCGTCGGCGGCCGTAGCCGTGACGGTTGCTGCGGTTGTGCCCGCTAATGGGTCGGTCTGACCTACCGTAACCGTCGCGTTTAAGGTTTCCCATTCGGTTTCGTCAAATTTTTGCGTCCACACTAGATGGTTAAGGCTCTGCTCTAAATACCAAGCATTCGTCGTGGACTTTAGAAGGAGTTGTTGAGTCATATGATACTCTGCGCAAAGTCAATTGCCGAATTGTCAAGCCCGGTGAAAAAGGACTTAAGAGGAAACCCGTCTATCAGCTTAAAGGCGCGCTCTGTGCCGGACACGAGGGCGGCAAGTCCCACGACGGTTGTTCCGTCCGCCGATACTGCATCGGCTATGCTGATTGCTCCGCCCAATGTGCCTAAATCAACCATTCCTTTGGCGGAAGTCCAGCGGAAAGCGTGAGAAACTCCGCCTACCGTCAAAGCGTTCCCCACCACAACAGTCCCATCTGCCGATACTGCATTGGCGCTGCTGGTCAGCCCCCCAAGTGTCCCCAAATCAACCATACCGCCGCCCGCAGTCCAGCGGAAAGCGTGAGCTTCCCCCCCTGCATTTTCAGAATACCCGACAATCACTGAGCCATCGGATGAAATGCCCGTCACGTAGCTAACTAGCCCGCCTAACGTTCCTAGATCAACCATTCCCCCCGCCAAAGTCCAGTGGAAAGCGTGATCAGAAACCCCATCGACTAACCCAGAATACCCAGCGACTACAGACCCGTCATAGGAAACCAGACTAGCTTCGCTGTATACACCCAAAGTCCCTAGATCAGACATCCCATCGGCGGACGTCCAGAGGAAAGCCCGATCTTCGGCAGATAGATTCTTAGAAACCCCCACTACGACCGATCCGTCATATGACGTTCCTAGCGCTGAAGCCTCGCCCCCGCCTAAGTCGCCCAAGTCAGCCATGGGACTCCCCACGACGCTCCGAAAGGCGCGCAGATCAGCGGTAAGGTTGAGGGAGTTCCCCACGACAACGCCCCCCACAGGAGACATAGATTCGAACACCGTCTGTGTACCTCCCAAAGTCCCAAGATCCACAAGCCCTGTTTCGGCTGTCCAGCGAAAAGCCCGAGCGTCGCCAGTTAATGCCTCAGTAGTAGAGCCGGCTGCAATTAGTCCGTCTAAAGACACGGCACGAGCCGCCGTAAGAGTTCCGCTAGGGCCTCCCAAATGACTAATGCCAATTTCTTCAGTCCAAATGAAGGGAAAGTTAAGGGATTGCCCCACAACAACAGCCCCGTCCGAGGATGCGGCTATAGCTCTAGTGTTCAATGCGGCCATGCACCTAGCTCCCCAAAACGCCCAGATCGACCATGACCCCGATAGGGAAAGAGGCCTTACGACTAAGGGTGGAGCCGTAAACACTAAGCAGCCTATCGTTAAAAGCCACTAGACCCCGGCCATTTCCCTCAGTTCTCGCGGACAATAACAACCCTGGACGAACCGCCACTACCTCCGCAGTATCGTCCCCTTCTTTCAACGCGTTGGTCATCCTGGCGTTTTTGTTACCTATGCCATCCTTGGTGCTCAATTGAGGAGCTATGGGCAGTCTCACGCTATGAATCCTCCAGAGTATATGTCAGACTTCGAGCGGGACAGCATGGCCCCAAGTTCCGTGTAAGCAATCATCGGGCGTTGGTTGGCGCGCTTAATCATAGCCAGGGACTCCCCAGCAATCTGCTGCACTGCGGCAGATACCGGCAGCTGATACTCGGGCGATATCTCAATTGCCA